GTTGTTTGAAGACCCTTCGCACATCTGCAGGTAATTTTTCTATATTTACCTTATTCAAGTCCATGGTACCAAAACGTTTTTATCAGGGGTAACTGTCTAAATCAAGGCATAAAGACAAACTGTTTGGGACCCCTTTTTTGTATGGGTTGGGTGGGGTTCCGTGATCTTTGGATTTTGGAAAGTGGTTGGGACCCCTCGGGGCCGCGAAGCGGCCCCGAGGGTTTTTGTTTAGTCTAGTAATGTCATATATGCTTTCGGGTTCATCTTACTAAACTTAGTTAAACCCTGTTGCATTAAATCATACTGACCCATTTCCTCACACTTCTTAACCATTGTGTAAACTATATATTCATCTCTAGTTAACATTTCTGATTGACCTGAGTATGGGTTCGTTGCTTTTATTTTATCTGTTTTTGTTTCCATGGTCCTATATTATCCTACTATTAATCGTTTGTCAAATATTCATCTGACCTTACCCAACCATTCGGAGATATATGATATGTCTGATCACTAAGCTTACGCTCTCGATTAAATGTAATTGGTCGTTGAGCCACGATATTTTTTACGTTAGCCGCTGTCCAATCATTCTGACAAGTAGTAGTACAGAAGATTGAATATATACTACCCATGTCTATACTATGATACGCGTTACGTCCTTTGAGTCTTTTAGTTTTTTTATTAAATCGGTCCTTTGTTGTTTGTCTATGACAATTAGGACCTTGGCATGGATATTTCATGCTAACCTCTCTCTAATCTTTGCATAGTCTTTTAAATTAGTAGATGGGAATTTAATTTTTCTTTCACCAACAGCCATTCTCCAACCATTAGCGTCTAAATCCCAATAAATTAAACAAGGGTTTCCATTGTTAGAAACAAAGTTCTTTCCCTCAGTTCCATCAGGTTTATCCAACTGACCTTTCCTAGTGATAAACTTTTCGTGTTTCTTTGCGTAGTAAGTTATATAAAACATTTCGTCCTTTCTGTTATCTGGGATAATATATTATCCCAGATAATGTGTCAAGTGTTAATTAACGCTTTGTTTTTCGTATTCTATTCTTGCCTTGATTTTATCTTCTCTCGATACGTTTTTATTTTTCATACCTTTAATTAGATTTGCAAGATTGCTTGGGTTGTAGATTGTTAAACCAGTAGAATTAGTTTTAATTAATTCTGCCTCGTCAACGTGAATGCCAAGTTCAGTTGCTAACTCAATTCCCTCACTCAGGTATCGGTATGCTTTCAATCCAATTTTTAATTGGTCAAATTGTTTTTGCAAACTATCAATCCAAGTTTGGTGTGTACTTACAACTTTCGCTTTCGCTTCTCTCCACATTAAAAAGATTTGGTATTCTTTTTTACTACAAGCAATAGCTCTGCTTCTACAATGTGAAGTTCCAATCACGTCAAGAAAAAATGGTTCGTTATAACTTTTAGCCAAACCAATATCGTTCTCGTTAGGTCTATGATAACCTGACGATTGACCAAGAAACTTATTGTTAGCCTCTACGTGTTTCTGTTTGTGTGGGTTGTTATCTTTCCCTTTTTGTTGAGCTAGTATGTCTGGGTTCAATCCCTCTGCTTTTAATTCTTCACGAAAAAAAGCGTGGGCAAATTGTTGACTATCCTCGTCATTACCATACTCACTACCATTGAGATTGCCATACAATCCAAAGTCAAAGTGAGATTGCGTTTCTTTTTTATCGCCATCTTCATCAACATCTTCAGAGTGGGCAAAGTAAAAGCATTTATCTTTTGCTACTACATCACATGGGTCGCCATACTTTTTCTTGAAGTGTTGTAAAGTATTTACATCTTCAGTTGGGTATGACCTTTCCACTACCGCCCTCGCAATATCAAAGGCGTGGTTTTGCATTTGATTGAAAGTTTCTCTACTTTCCATAAACGCTTGACGTTCCTGAGTATCTTCTTTTTCAAAAACATCTTTAATTTTATTAAAGAGTTTGTTTCGATACTCGGTGTTCATACGTATTTTTGACATTATGTCCTTTCTGTTAGTGTTTATAATTATCCCATAATATCCCTTGACAAATAGAAAGTCAAGTCTTATATTACATTAGGATTATGCAACTAGAAAACCAAGTGAATCAAATATTACTTTAGCCTCCAACTAACTAATATAGATTGCACTACCTCTAGTTGTAGTCCTTTCAGGTTTCAAGGTGGGCGTTCTAGCATGCGAGTAGTCCACCCTTGAGCCCTGATCCATAAGGTTACAGGCACTTTAACAGGTTGTCCTAAAAGATCGATCTTACTTATGGATCTGGGGTCAAGTAAGCTGGAGCAATGCTTCGTTAAATAACGCGGCTGGCTTCTTGGCCAAGCAACAAGCCGCAAGCAGCAAGCTTCAGGCTTGACAGGACCCATGATAAATGATATTATGGGACATAAACAGAAAGGATAACATGCAAAAAACAATCACAATATCAAAAGCAGTTGAAAGAATGATCACTGCAGTAAATATAGTAACGGGAGACGATGGACATAGATCGCAGGAAGCTGTGAAAACGTTCATTGAACTTTTAAAAATGGAGGAAAAAGATTATGCCAAGCAGCAACAATATTACGGTTGAGTTTGAAGACAGCGGTTCACCGTTGAAGAAATCTAAGAACAGGAAAGGTGAGACCTGCGAAGAGCAGCTCAGGAGAATGTGCGTTAACATTGCAGACAGCATCACCAGCCCAGATGAGCAGGTGCACAAGTGGATGGAAGATACGTACGATATAAGATACTACGTGGACAGCAGCAAACGGTACCTGGGCGCGGAGATCATGTGCGCTGGAGGTGGCCCGACGATCTGGGTCAACACGTATACAAAATACGTTGAAGGTTACTGGGGCGGGGACCGTGTGAACGTGCCCTTCGCTGACAACCTAGAACTGGACGATTACTGCGAAGAGATGTATGGGCACTAAGAGGGTGCCCATGGCCCATAATTTTTTTATCGACGTTAGTGGCCTAAGCCACAAGCATCAAGCTCCAAGCTCTGAAAGGTACAAGCTGCAAGCTTCAAGCCCCAAGCTACAAGGCTCAAGCTTCAAGCCACAAGCTACAAGGTCCCGAACCACGGACCCTTCATAAAGTTTTATGGTCCCCGAACCGAGGTGCTCAATGCAGATGAAGCTGTTGTATGGATGCGCTACATGGTAGGCAATTTGATGGGGTGATAGTCGGACTTTGTTACCCTTCGTGACTTTAAACTCAACTGTGAAATAGAAGAACTTATCCGTATATCCCAACGCATCTGGCATACCAGGAATGCTTAAATTTTCTATTCTATTCCAAATAATATTAGGGTTTGATTTCTTAAATTTTTGATAAAGTTTTGCCTCTGGGCCACGCATTTTTCAGAGTTACTCTGGTGTTGTAGGTGCTAGTAATATCTTATTTTTTGTGGTCTTAAATACAACTCTGATAGAGTCATTGCCAATAATATTACTCTCTTGTACCTCAATACGTCTTATCTCCTCTAGGTGTCCACCAACTTGAACGTAGATAGTGGCACTACTTACGCCATTACCTTTCTTGCCATTTGTGAACTGATCTAAATATTGTTGTAAGTGTCTAACAAACACTAGACATCACCTTTGTTTCTAAACTCTGTCAACACACCCACTGTCTTCTTCTTGAGCTCGTCTAACTCCTTCTTCAATTGTGTAGACATAACTTGATAGTGCTCTGCTTTCTTTTTGTAGAACAAATTATCTTTCATCAAATCACCGTTCTGCAACTGGTGTTTTTTATTGATAGCCAATAAGTCTTCTATTCTCTTTTCCAAATCGTTCGGTCCTTTGTCTCCTTTCATCTCATCTAACTGTTTATTAAAATCAGCTATATCTTTATTTGTCATAACCATCATTGACAATATATGATTGTTACTCTAAAAAGTCAATATGGGATTACCAAAGAGATTAACAGAAATGCAAAAGAGATTCGCAGAGCTGCTGGTGTTTGGTGGGCCTGATGGACCACTTACAAAAACAGAGGCTGCAAAACAAGCTGGCTACAGTGAGAAAAGATGTAGGCAAGAAGGATCAGAACTAACCAATCCAAAACTAAACCCACTTGTAGTTAAATACATTGGAGAACTCAAAGAGGAGAGACTTAAAAAATACGAAGTGAATTACGCCACTCATGTGGCAGAACTTGGGCGAATTAAAGACGCCGCTTTGAAGAAGGGAGCATGGAGTGCAGCTGTGAATGCGGAAACAAACAGAGGCAAAGCAGCAGGATTATATATAGACCGCAAAATAATAAAAACAGGAAAGTTAGAGGACCTATCAGAA